GCGTCGACCCACGCGCGTCGTCCTCAAGGGCCCCGACCCGCAGGGCAAGCACAACGCGGTCGCCATCGGCCGTGGCCTATCGCGCCGCGACGACGCCGATGGCGCCGTCATCACCTTCCGCGTCTCAAAGACGCAGGCGGGCGATGAGGCCCTGACGCTCGTCTCCGACGGCGTCGTCACCAAGGCGTCCGTCGGCTTCGTCGAGCGGGCCGGCGGCTTTTCAGTGCAGCAGCGGGCCGGCCAGCGCGTCCGCGTCCAGGAGCACATCGACGTCGACCACGTCGCCCTGACGTGGCGCCCGGCGTACCAGCAGGCGGGGGTTATCGCCATGCGCAACGAGCAGGAAGCGGAGGACAAGGTGTCTGAACAGCAGGACGTCGCACAGGCCGCGGCGGCCATCGATCTCACGCCCGTCACCAGCGCCATCACCGCGCTCCAGGAGCGCAACGACACCGCCAGCCAGCGGATGCTCGACCGTCTCAACGCCATCGAGGAGCGCGATCGTTCGGCGATCATCATGCCGCGCCAGCCCGCCGAGCCCGACCGCAAGATGCGCCTCCTCGACTGGGCCGACTACGCGCTCAAGACGCTCTCGGGCGTCCCCTACAGCGCGGCGCAGCTCCACGAGCGCGCCCTCGACGACATCATCACGGCCGACAACCCGGGCGTCGTGCCCGACGCGGTCAGCACCGACATCATCGGCATCATCGACCGCAGCCGGCCCTTCCTCGAGTCGACGCGCCAGATCACCGCGCCCGACACCGGCATGAGCATCGTGGTCCCGGTCCTCGGGCCGTCACGCAGTGAGACGGGCGTCCAGGCAGCAGAGAAGACGCCCATCGCGTCCAACCCGCTCAAGGTGACGAGCCAGAGCTTCGACGCCATCACGATCGCCGGCGGCGCCGACGTGTCGATCCAGATGATCCGCCGCGCGACGCGGTCCTACCTCGACCTGCTCATCAGCGACCTCGGCACCGCCCTCGCCCGCAACTGCGACGAGGAGGCCATCGCCACGCTTCTCGCGGCGGGCACCACGCCCGGCGGCGCCAACATCGACCCCGAAGACCTGCTGCTCGGCGAGGCGTGGGCCAACTCGATCGACAACTACGGCCAGCCGCCCGACACGATCTGGATGAGCTCGGCAGGCGTGGCGGCCTTCATCGACGCCAAGGACAACGGCACCAACCGCTCGCTGTACTTCACCCTCAACGGCAACTTCGGCGCCGGCAACGCGCCCGGCGGCAGCGTGTCGGCCCTGCGCCCGGTCTACGTGCCGGCCCTCAACAACACCAGCGTCGACGTGATGGTCGGCCCGTCGGCAGGCTTCGCGTGGGCCGAGGACGGCAGCTTCCAACTCAGCGCCGACAACCCGACCTTGGCCGGCCGGGACATCGCGCTGGTGTCGATCCTGTTCTTCATCCCCCGCTACCCGGCGGCGTTCACGACGTACGACCTCGGCAGCTAGATGGTCGACTGGCCCGATGTCGAGGAACTCAAGCAGATCCTCGACATCACGGGCGACGAGTGGGATGGCGAAGAAGCGTCGGGCGGGTCCACCTCCCGCCTGACGCGCCTCCTCGAGGCCGCCATCGCCCGGGTGAAGCTCGACGTGGGTGACTGGGACGAGGGCTCTGACGCCCCGGACGAGGCCTTGTCCCAGGCCGCCCTGCGCATGGCCGAGCTGATGGCCCTGCGGCCCGAGGCGGCGGCCGGCACGCAGGGCGACCCGACGTACTTCCGCCTGCTCTTCGGCCACCGTCGTAGCTTCGGGATCGCATGAGCGTCAAGGGCACGCCGCAGCTCCGGGCGCGGATGCGTGCCATCAAGCAGACCTTCAAGCCTGTCGGCAAGGCGTGGGCCACCGACACCGTCCACGGTGCGCAGGCGCGTGTCGCCGTCCGCACCGGCGCCACCCGGCGCAGCATCCGCATCAAGAACGCGTCCATGAAGCGAGCGTCGGTCCAGGCGTGGTGGGGCGCCCGCTTCATCGAGGGCGGCACCAAGGCCCACGACGAGAAGCCGCGCCGCAAGAAGGTCATGCGCTTCGAGGCGCAGGGCACGATCTTCGCCAAGCGCGTTCACCACCCGGCCACCCGGGCGCAGCCGTTCCTGAAGCCGGCGGCCATCGCCGCCCTCGAGAAGAACCCGATGGCGGCCGAGCTGATCAAGCTCTGGAACGAGGCCGCCTGATGCCGACCCGCGTCGCCTTCCAGGCCGCGGCCCGGGCCGGCGCCGTGCAGCTCCTGACCGACTACAAGGCCGCCAGCGGGATCGGCCTCCAGATCTACCGCGGCCGGCCCAAGAGCATCAACCCGCCGACGGCCTTCGTCGACAGCATCAACGAGACGCTGACCGAGTTCCTCGTGGCGACGCGCCAGCGGGTGCCATCCGTCGAGGTCATCGTCCTCCACGGCGTCTTCGACTACGGCGACACCGTCGACCAGCGCGACGCCTTCGTGGACGGCTTCCTCGACTGGGTGGCCGACCGCTACCACGCCTTCGGCGCCAACACGCTCGTCGCGGTGACCGACGTCACCGACATCCCCGTCTTCGTGCCCGACTGGCAGCCGCCCGAGCAGCAGCGCCAGTACTACGGCACCCGGATCGTCCTGGAGGGCTTCGCCGCGACGTAGAGACACGCACGTCTCCATGTCCAGCGTCGGGACGGTACGACGCACTCACCCTTCGGAAGGAGACGCCAATGCCAATCCAGGGTTTCACAAGGCTCCGCAAGCACCAGTTCGGGCGGCAGGCGGCGATCGGGACGCGCATCGCGGCGAAGCGCGCCTACCCCTTCAGCGGCGTGCCCGACCACAACCTCAACTGGACCGACCCCGAGATCGACGTCGGCTCCATCGACCCGGTCGCCGCACCGTACCGGCTGGCGCCCGACCTGACGGCGGCACTCACCGATCCGGCGCTCCGCTACAACAGCCTGCCGCTGCTGCTCTCGGCCGTCTTCGGCGACGCTGTCACGCCGACGGGCGCCGGCACGGCCAAGACGTGGTCGTTCGCACCGTCAAGCACGACCGTCGACGCGATCGACACCTACACCTACGAGTTCGGCGATGACGTCACGACGGACTGGTTCCAGTACGGCGACTCACTGCTCGAGACGCTCGAGATCACGGGGCCCGAGGATCTCGGGCCGCTGACCACGTCGATGACGTGGCGGATGGGTTCGATCTTCAGCTCGGGCAGCACCGATGCGCCCGATGCGCCGACCGTGCCGACGGCGCTCGACGTGGCGCCCAACGAGGCCATCGTTTACCTCAAGGACGGCGGCATCTACATCGCGTCGGGTGCCTACGACCTCGATGCCGGCCAGATCAGCGATGCGCTGCACACGTTCACGCTGCGCATCAACCAGCCTTACGACCAAAAGCGCTTCGCCAACGCGACCCAGGTCTTCGACGTCAGCGGCTACGGCCGCGGGCCGCGCGAGATCGAACTCGAGGCCACCTACGCCAAGACGACCGATACCGTCGGCATCGGCTCGGAATCGGACTCCTGGATGCGCGACCAGTCGGTCGACCGCTACATCCAGATGCGCTTCGAGAGCACGGTCGAGGCCGAGGCAGCTACGCCGTACTCGTGGGTCTTCTCGATGACGGCGCGTTACTTCACGCGCATCGAGGGCGATGTGGGCGGTAACACCGTCGTCGTGCTGACGGCGCACGCCTGGTACGACCCCGAGGACTTCAACGGCGTCTTCCGTTCGACGGTGATCAACAGCCTCGCCAGCACGTCGCTGTGAGCGCCGTCGAGATCGCGTGCGTGTGTCCCGGCACGCCCCACGAACGGGACACCGTCAACCTGCGCGACGTCATGGACTTCGTCCACGGCAAGGCGCTGCGCTACCGCGTGCAGCTTCTCGAGGACGCTGAGCGGGCCGATGCCGCGCTCGTCCTAGCGACCCTCACCGAGGGCTACCTGCTGTACGGCATCGAGTCCTGGACGCTCGTGGACGCCGACGGCAAGCCGCTGCCGGTCAGCGCCGAAACGATCCGGTCGGCGCTGCTGTCGCGGCCCGAGGCCGACGAGGTGTCCGACCGTGCCGACGAGCTGTACGCCGAGGCGGTGATGCTCCCTTTGCTGAGGAGGGCCTCGAACTCATCGCCGCCTACGCCGACCGACGAATCGACGTCAGCGACGACTGGCTCGGAACAGCCACGCCCGCAGCTCTTGAGGCAATCCTCGACCTCCACTACCCCGACGGGCGGCACCGTGGAGATTTCGGCATAGCGCGCTGGCGCTTGCAAGTGATCGCCGAGATGGAAGTGGGCCAGCGGGTGCGAGAAGCGGCACTGATGGAGGACGCGCAGGTAGCGCGCCTGCGGAGGATGCGTGGCTAGCGCCGAGACGGCGAGGCTGATCGCCAGCCTCGAGCTCCAGGACAAGTTCACGCCGGGCATCAACAAGGCCAACAAGGCGCTCGGCGGCTTCGAGCGCCGCACGACCACGTCCTTCAGCCGGGTCGGCGCGGGAATTGGCCGGGCGCAGGGCAACCTCACCAAGTTCGCCGGCAGCACGGCGGGCCTGCTCGGGATCGGCCTCGGCATCGCAGGCGTGACGGCGGGCATCAGCTCGGTTATCGAGAAGACGACCGACATGGCGGCGGCGACGCGCAACTTCGCCGCCATCACCGGCACCTCGGTCACCGTGGCCTCGCAGTGGGTCGACGTCCTGGACAAGTTCGGCATCACGGGTGACACGGCGGTCAAGACCTACAGCCGCCTGCTTGTCAATGCCAGCAAGTTCACCAAGACGCAGAAGGACGCCACCAAGTTCTCAAAGCAGTACGGCCTGAGCCTGACCGACAACAAGGGCAATCTCGTCGGCGCCAATGAGCTGCTGAAGCGCTCGGCCGACTTCTTCAACAGCAACGCCACCGCAGCCCAGAAAGCGACCACCCTCACGAAGCTCTACGGCAAGGGCTGGCAGACGCTCATCCCGCTGCTGCTCAAGGGTCGCAAGGGCATTGACCAGGAGTTCGGGTCGGCGCTGAAGCTGACGCCAAAGCAGATCAAGTCGATGCAGCAGCTGCTCGATGTCCAGCGCGACTGGAACGACAGCCTCGGCGACGTCCAGGTGAAGATCGGCGTGGCGCTCATCCCGACGCTGACAAAGGCGCTCAAGGGCCTTACCACGTTCTTCGACCAGAACAGCGACCAGATCGTCGGCTTCGCGCAGGGCATGGTGAAGGGCGCCGAGGAGCTGGCGGGCGCCATCGGTGGGCTGGCACCCATCGCCAAGGGCATCGCCGACGCCTGGAACAGCATCCCGGCCGACTTCCGCAAGCTGCTGCTGGGCGGCCTCGTCGCCAACAAAGTGCTCAAGATGACGATCGGCTTCGACCCGCTCGACATCGCCCGCAAGGCCGTGACGGGCGCTGCAAGCGGCATCTTCAGCCGCGGCAGCCCGGCCAATCCGATGTTTACGAAGGAAGTCGGCATCGGCGGCGTTGCGGGCGGGCCCACAGCCGTTCCTGGCAAGCTCGCCGGCATCGCGGGCAAGGTCGTCCAGGCCGTGTCGGTCGTGGCCATCGCCACCGAGGCCCTCGCCGTCTTCAAGACGTGGCAGGACGTCAATGCCCAATCCACCCAACAGGCGATCAACATCCAGAAGCAGCAGGCCGACTGGCTGAAAAAGAATCCGAGCCGCGACGACCTTCAGCGTGGGCTCGACGCCGTCCGCACCGGCATCGACCAGATCACGAGCAACCCGCTCCTCACGCTCGTCCAGGGTGAGGCGCTGGACCGGCTGCGGGCGATGGACGCCGACCTGTCCGAGCAGATCCGCAAGCAGGACGCGGCCACCGCTCAGGGCAAGGCCATCATCGGCGCCGTGCAGGGCATCGGGCCTGCCATCCGCACCGGCCTCAACTCGGGCGGCATCATCGGCGCCGTCCTCGCCCTGATCCCGCACATCGACAACATCAACCTGCGCGTGAACGGCGGCGGCGTCACCCGGACGGGCACGCAGCAGCGTCAGCGAAGTGGTCGTGGCGGCACCGACATCGTGACCGTGCCCAAGAGCGGCGAGGGCCAGAACCGCGGCGGCACGCTGGCGAACGTCCGCGTCAACGTGAACGTCAGCCACAACAGCCTCACGAAGGCCGCCGTGACGCATGGCCGGATGGGCCCGACGCCCGCTGACGCCGGAGCCATATGAGCGGGACGTTCACCTACCGCAGCCCGACGACGCCCGCGGGTGCCGGCTGGTCGGAGGATCTCGGCACGCAGGCCGTCCGCCTCGGCCAGATCGCCGGGCTCTCGACGCAAGCCCAGCTCGGCAGCGTGGACGGTTCCTCGATTGGCATCGACGATCCGGACAGCGACGTCGGCCATGACGCGGACGGCATCGTTGGCCTCAAGCAGTTCGACTGGCGCGAGTCCGCGTGTCCCGTCGGACGGCGGCTCATCTGGACGGGCTACGTGGGCCCGCGCACCTACCGCCGCGGTGACGGCAGCCGGCCCTCGCTCATCACCGACGCCGCCCGCTGGATCGACGTCAACCTCCAGGACATCAACGCCTTCCTGAGCTTCCGCCTGCTCGTCGACTGGGGCGCCTCGGGTGACGCCAGCTTCAACCGGCCGGCCGAGACGGACATCGAGCGGGTGCAGGCGCTGCTCGACGTGTTCTACGTCAGCACCACGCTGTTCGACGGCCTCGTGGCGGCCTCGGGTGGCGTGGACATGGACGCCGTCGACTACACCGGCCAGCGCCCGATCGACGTCCTCAACGACTGCGCCCAGGCGTCGGGGCGGAACTTCTTCGTGTTCTATGACGAGACGGGCGCCTACACCCCGGGCGCGGGCGACTTCGGCCTCTTCTACGACTTCAGCTACCTGCCGGTCTACCCGGCCAACGATCCCGACTTCCGGGTGTCCAACGTGCTGAGCGACTGCGACCGGACGGGCGGCGAGTTCACGGGCCCGACCTGGCCGCCGTCGCTCGACGCCGAGCTCGCGGTGGATCCGATGCGCGTCGTCTCGGCGGCTCACACGATGGTCGGCAAGACGGCCGTGCCGCGCGAGCTCATCACCACGTCGTACAAGTTCGCGCACCGCGACATGGACGTAGCCACGCCCGACCTCAAGACGGTCGCCAAGGCCGAGGCGCGCCTGGACCGCTACCTCGACGACAACGCCACCGAGGACGCGCGGCTCACGTTCCGCATGCGCCTGCCCGCCGCCAACGTCAACGACTGGAAGGAGGGCCAGTACGCGCAGGTCCGCTTCTCCCACCTGCGCACCGATGCCCTCGACCTGTCCGAGTTCACGAGCGTCCGCTGCGTGCGCCGCACCGTCGCCCAGGACGAGGAGACGGACGCCTTCTACAACGTCGATTACGAATGCACGCCGATGCGCGGCGAGCCGTCGGGTGCCGCCGACGCGGGCATGGTCGGCGTCAGCTACTCGGGCACGCCCAGCCTGCCGCGGCCCTCGACGCCCGGCAACGTGCTCCTGGCGATCATGTTCGCGGCCGGCAACACGACCCGCTTCCCGACCGCCTTCCGGGCCCTCGACAACCCGCCGGTGTCGCCCGCCGGCGCGGCCACGCCGCCCTTCTCGACGGGCCAGACGGCGGCCTGGACGATCATCGGCAGCGCCACCACCGACTACAAGGGCCAGAACATCGGCGGGCCCTGCAGCGCCGGCTACGGCGGCCCGTACCACGGCGCGGCCGGGACATGCACCTCGGGCCTCATGGTGGCCGCCGCGTGGCGCCACGTCGCGCCTGGCGAGGTGACGACGAAACCCGCGCAGTTCTCGACCGAGATCACCGACAGCCAGACGCTCACGTTCCTGTGGGAGCTGCCGACGGCCACGCCGCCCGACGGCACCTTCGTCGAGGCCGACGGCGACGGCGGCGGCAACCCGTCCACGGCGACGCTGCCGACGATCAGCGGCAACTGCATCGCCGTCGTCAACTGGGCCCTGGCGACGGGCCATGGTGCCGCCGTCTCGCCGACCGCGTCGGCATTCCTCGGCGCCGGCTCCAGCCTGCGCGGGCCCATCCAGACCATTCCCGGCAGCCATAGCCCGACGCACATGAACGACACGACCGTCACCAGCAACGTCCAGAACTGGGGCTGGCTGATCAGCCTGCCGACGGGCGGCATCGCGTCGGCCCGCGTCACCGGCGCCAACACCGGCACGCCCTACGCCCACATCAACTGGTGCGGCATCGCGATCCGCCTGCCGGCCGGCGTGACGCTGCCCGACATCCCCTACCCGGCCAACCAGTCCGCATGAAGATCACGCCGCCGCCCACGCCGCACCGCGCACCGACGGCAGTCGGTGGCGACCTGTCGGGCTCGACGGCCACGCCCGTCGTGTCGGGCCTCGGCGGCACGCCCCTCGACACGACCACCCCGACGACGGGCGACATCCTCGTGTTCGACGGCACCACTTGGGCACCGACGGCGCCCGGCGCCGGCAGTTCGCCGCTGACGACGAAGGGCGACATCTTCGGCTACAGCACGGTCGAGGACCGCATCCCGGTCGGGACCAACGGCAAGGTGCTCACGGCCGACTCGACGGTCGGCCTCGGCGTGTCCTGGCAGACGCCGTCAACCGGCACCGTCTCATACACGAACGCCGCCTCTTCGGCGAACACGTCGGTGCCCAACACGTCCACGTACACGGACGTGACCGGATGCTCGGCGAGCCTCGCGGCCGGAACGTACTTGTGCTGGGTGACGGCCGACTGCTCGACGGCGAACGCGGGCGCGATCTTCGTCCACCTCAAGGTGACGGACGGAACGAACGAGTACGCGGTGGAGCGCTACACCCTCAACGGCACGGGCGTCTCGGGCGAGGACACGTTCTCACTCGTGAGCCTGCCGATCGTGCTGTCGGGCACGACGACGGTGAAGCTCCAGGCCGCCAGCAACACCGCCTTCACCGTCCTCCAGAAGACGGGCGGCCTCAACACCGCCAATACGGGCAGCACCCGCATCCTGTTCCTCAAGGTGGCCTAGGGCTTCGTCACTTCACCAGACGGAACGTCCCCTCGGCCAGGGTCGTGCCGCCGCGCAGGTAGCGCATGACGTAGGTGCCCGGTTTCCGGTCGAGCAGGGCCGCCAGGTCGATCTTGTTGGCGACGATGTTGGATTCGGGGTCGGCGAGTTCAATGTCGAGACGGTAGATCACGGATTCGCTGCCGCCCGAGGTCTGGGACGCCAGCGTGAGTTTGATGGCGGTGTCGCCGGCGGCTTCGGTGAAATCGGCACTCCACGCGATGAGCTTGCTGCTGGTCTTGAAGCTCGTCGCGGGCTTGATGATCTTGAGCGTGTTCGTGTTGAAGCTGGCGCCGAAGCTGATGATGCCCGTCCCGCCTTCGACGGTCGGCGGGTCGGTCGGCGTGGGTGCGTCGGTCGCCGCTGGCGGATTGGTCGCTGCGGGCGCGCCACCGGCGGCTGACGTGCAGCCGGCCACGATGACCGCCACGAGGCACACGAGTGCCGTTGATTTCCTGATCACCTATCACCTCGTCTTGTCGATCGACGAGGTGGGTATCACCCCGTCGCTTTGTGGCTGTCGAGTCCGCCTGCCGGCGGATCCTTGATCTCGCCGCTGCGGATGGCTTCCCGGACGCGATCGTCGAGCCATTCCTGGTCCGTGTGGCGTGGCTCGCTGAACACGCTCACCGGGACGCGATAGACCCGGGCGATGCGCGTCAGCTGAATGTCGGACGGGTCACGCTGGCCGAGTTCCCAGAGCCGGATCGTGGTCTGTGACCGGAGCGCGTAGCCCATCTCGACGGCCACCTGCTTGAGCGTAAGGCCTGATCGCTGGCGGGCCAGCCGCAACCAGTAGCCGCGTCGACGTCTCTGATCCTCCTCCGTAGTCATCACGGCAATCGTTAGCCGCGCGGTGCTTGTCGCTCCCGGCAACAACAAATCCTCTTGACAGCAGCGCTGCCAGCACAGAGTATTCGTTGCCAATGCGACTACAAGTAGCCACCGAGCCCGAAGGCTTCGATCCGTTGACCGTGGGCACCACTTTGCGGCGGGCGATGCGGGTGGCCGAGGTGTCCCAGGACCGGGTGGCGCAGCGCGTCGGCATCAATGACGGCCACCTCAACCGGCTGCTGCGGGGCTTCCGGACGCTGACGCCCGAGATGGCCGAGCGGATCCGGCTGGCCGTCGAAGAGCTCGCGCCGGACGACGTTCAGTGGTAATCCTCGTCGCGGCCAGCGTCCTTCTCTCGACGATCGGCGTCGGTGCGGGCGCCAGCGGAGTGGAACAGCCGATAGCCACGGGACCGTCGTTTTCGCAGGCGACGGTGACTGTTCCCCTCCGCGGGCGTGCTCACCAGCCCAAGATTGCGGTGGCCGTTCGCCAGGTGGCATCGGCGAGCGGCCACCGCCTCGTCGGTGCCGCCACGTGGTACCGCTACCACCCGGGGCAGGCGGCGGCGGGACCGCGGCTGCGGGCCGCGCTGGGATCCCATTGGCGCGGCCGGTACGTCCGGGTCAACGGGCTGCGGGTGCGGCTCACGGACTGGTGCGCGTGTCCGTTCGGGCGCGTCGTCGATCTCCACGTCGGTGACTTCGCACGCCTGGCACGGCCCTCGACGGGCGTGCTGCGGGTCAGCGTGGCGTGGTAGTGGACGTTGGTCCCTGGCGCGGGCCCACGACCGAGGAATGGGTCGAGCGCATCGCTCGCTACCTGCTGCGCGACGGCGAGACGCTGCCGCTGGTCAAGCCTTTGCCTGCGCCCTTGGAGGAGGGCGGCGTGAGCGACGGGGCGGAAGCACTCCCGGTGTCCGCCGCCCCGTCGCCCAGCTCCTGGTCCGAGGCCGAGCTTCGCGAGGTCTACGGCCGGTGACCGCCGACAGCGCCAGCCGCAACCTCGCGATCCTGGCCCTGCTGTACCTCGAGAGCGGCGAGTGCCCGCCCGAGGACGTCGCGGCAATCGAGGCGATCGTGGCGGCCCACGACGAGGCGGCGGCATGAGCCCGCCGCGCCTGTCCGTCATCCAGGGTTCGGACGAGTGGCTGGAAGCCCGTCGGCAGCGGATCACGGCGACCGACATGGGCGCCCTCCTGGGCGTCTCGCCGTGGAAGTGCGAGGCCGACGTGGCCGCCGAGAAGGCCGGCGAGCGCACGACCGAGTCGACGCTGCGCATGCGGATCGGCCAGGTGCTCGAGCCGCTGATCGCGTCCGAGTACGAGGCCCAGACGGGCTACACCCTGCGGCGCTTCCACGGCCTCAAGGTCCACCCGACCCTCTCATGGGCGGCGGCGTCGCCCGACTACCGCGTCATGGGCCGGCGGCTCTTGGTCGAGACGAAGTGGACGGCCGGCAGGGCCCGCTTCGCCGACGGCCTGCCGCAGGACGTGGAAGCCCAGACCAGGTGGCAATTGGGCGTCCTCGGCTGGCAGCAGGCCGACGTGGCCGTGCTCATCGGCGGCGAGGAGCTGCGCCGCTACCCCGTCGAGCATGACGAGGCCGTCTTCGCGGGCATGGTCGAGGTGGCTGCCGATTTCCGGGCCCGGCTGGCAGCCGGCGGGCCCTTCGCGCAGTCCGTGGACAGCGTCCGGCGGCGGTTTCCGGCCGACGACGGCACCGAAATCGTTGCCGATGCGGAGCTGGAAGAGGCCATTCGCGAGCTGAAACGGCTCCGAACTGGACGGGAAGACGTCGAAAACGCCATCGATCTCGTCGAGATCGCGGTGAAAAGTCGCATGGCAGAGGCCACAAAGCTCGTCGGAAACGGCTGGATCGTGACATGGAAAACGTCGAAAGATGCGCGGCTCATTGACTGGCAATCGATCGCAACCGGGCTTCTCACGACGCTGCCGGAAGAGCAGCGCGAGGCCCTCATTTCACTGAACACCACTGTCCGCCCCGGCGCGAGGCCGTTCCGGCTGCAGTGGCAAGGAGAGCAGCAATGACAACTGAAATCACCGTCTCCACCGAGCAGGACGACAGCGACCGGCGGCGTCGGCTGGCGATCCTGAAGGCGGTCGGCCTGGACCGCGTGCCGCCCGAGCAGCGCGACCTGGCGCTGGCGATCGCCAAGCGCTACGACCTCGACCTGATGCTGAAGCACCTGGTGCTGGTGGACGGAAGGCCGTACATCACCCGCGACGCGCTTCTTCACATCGCGCACCGTTCAGGGCAGTTCGACGGCCTCGAGGTGAGTGAACCAGTCCTCGACGGCGATTACTGGCGCAGCACGGCCACGGTCTATCGCAAGGACATGTCGAAGCCGTTCGTCTATCCCGGCCGCTACCCGGTCAAGGGCGGCAACGCCCGCTTCGCTCCCGAGATGGCGATCAAGGTCGCCGAAGTCATGGCGCTGCGGCGGGCCTTCGACGTGTCGGCGCCGATCGTTGAGGAGCGCTGGGACCGCGATCTGCCGGAGCCGCCGGTGGCGCCGCAGAGCCTGGCCGAGCGGGTGGCCCAGAAGCGCAACGTGCTGGCGGCCAACCACGATGTCGCGCCCGGGCCGTTCGGCGGCACGCCCGAGAAGCCCGTCACGCGCTACTACGAGGGCAAGACGGGCGAGGAGATCGCGCCCGAACGGATCGTCGCGCCTGGCGTGCTGCCGCCGGCCGCCATCGAGGACGGCGAGCCCGACGTGCTGGGTGACCCGATGACCGAGGCCGAGTCGGCGGCGATCCCGCTGATGTGCGGCGCCGAGGACAAGAGCCTCGACACCGGTGAGTGCAGCCTCCTGCCGGGACACAGCGGGCCGCATCGAAACGCCGGCGGCGTCTGGCCCAACAAGTAGCGGTAGTCAGGGGCCCGCGGGCCCGGGGGAGTCCCATGCGCCACGCGCAGCGTGTCAACGGCGCAGATCCAGAGGCGGACGTGTCTCTCGAATACCGACCTGTCCGCGTAGAGCCGTGCCTGTGCGGCGGCCTCTTGGTGGCCGACCCGACGAACTCGGTGCAGGTGCTGTGGACGGTGAGGCAGCACCGGCGAACGTGGCAGCACCAGGCATGGCTCGCACGCGTGGAGGGGCGGGAGTGACCTACGCGGCCTTCCTCGCTTCGAAGCGGCTCACGAGTCCAGTCGTCGGGCGCGACCTCGACGGCATGGCACCGCATCCGCGGCTGTTCCCGTTCCAGTCAGCCATCGTCCGCTGGGCGGTACGCAAGGGCCGGGCGGCCGTGTTCGCCGACACGGGACTCGGGAAGACGTTCATCCAGCTCGAATGGGCCCGCCTGCTCGGCGAGCGGACGCTCATCGTGGCGCCGCTGTCGGTGGCTCGTCAGACCATCCGTGAGGCTCAGAAGATCGGCCTCATCGTGAGGTATTCCAGGGACGGGACGCCGCTGGCTCCGATCACGATTACGAACTACGAGATGGTCGAACACTTCGACCCAGCCAAGTTCGGCGCCGTCGTCCTCGACGAGTCGAGCATCCTGAAGGCGCTCGACGGCAAGACGCGGCGACGGCTGACGGAGATGTTTGCCGATACACCACTGCGTCTCTGCTGCACCGCGACGCCGGCCCCGAACGACCTGGCCGAGATCGGCAACCACGCCGAGTTCCTAGGCGTCCTGACGCACCGCGAGATGCTGTCGGCCTTCTTCGTCCACGGCTCCGATGATTCGGGTAAGGACGGCTGGCGCCTCAAGGGCCACGCCGAGGAGGCGTTCTTTCGCTGGCTGGCATCGTGGGGGATGGCGGTGCGGATGCCGTCCGACATCGGCTTCTCGGACGAGGGCTATGCCCTGCCGCCGCTGTCGATCGAGCCGTCGTTCATCCCGACCGACTACGTGCCCGAGGGCCAGCTCTTCTTCGGCGGTCTGAAGGGCATCACCGACCGCGTGGCGGTGCGGCGCCAGACGCTCGAGGCCCGTTGCGCGGAGGCAGCCCGCCTCGTCAGTGGCTCGGCCGACCAGTGGCTCGTGTGGCACGGCCTGAACGACGAGGGCGAACG